ATTGACAGCGTTGCAGGGTTGGGACCATCCTTTGCGCCAACATCCATTGATACGCCACCAGTCAGTCCACGCATTTTGTTGCTAATGGACAATGGTCCAGCGTTAACTTCTGCCCTGCCAAGCACAGCATGAAGAGGAATGATGCTTGGTTCTTTTTGCGACATCCCAAGTTCACGCAGTTTTTGATCCTGCTGTTTGGCAAAACCCATCATGGTATCGCCGCGAGATGCTGGCATAAATTGATTGTCATATGGGATTGAACCCATATGGCCTTCTTCTCCAGATCCGTTTAGCCCAAGTTTTGACAACGGTGATTCATCATTGATGTTTGCCAATGGAACGGTGCTTGGCCGTGGCTTACCCGACTTTTCAGTCCCCCCGATATACCCAGCATTGTTAAAGGTCTTGAGAGACTCTGTTTGCTTTGCAAGTTCTTCGGGGGTTGGGTAATTATATGGCATATGGATTCACCACGGGTTTTTGATGGTAGATCTGGGCGTCATTATCTTCTTCCGATATGGACACTCTAGCATTATCTGCCAAATAGCGCAAAGCCTGAGTTGTGGCATCGACATAATCGTCATGCCGAATTGAGCCTTCACCCCTGAATGTGCAGAGCTGGTTGATCAGTTCATTTGTCCATGTTGCTGGTTCCCCTGCAATCTTTTTGCTTTCTACCACATAGAACAAGCCAGCATGGAAAAAATGGGACACGGCATGGAGACGTTGCAACTTCGACGCTCGGCCCGGGTTGTAGGCGTATGGGAACAAGCCTTCCCGATAAAGCATTTGCCGCAAGGAAATGCCTGAGCCTTTATCTTCGATGATCATAACATCAGGCTTCTTTCCCATTGACAGCGGCTTGTTGCTGCCAAACTGGGGTTTGATTTCTGACCTAAACTCATCATCGCCCCACCGGACGGTCATTTCTTTCTTGGCCCGTTCGATCAGATCCGGCAAACCAAGGTGATCTTGCCAGCAGTCCAACAACAAGAACCCCACTTCCCCGTCATGGTCAAAATATCCTATGACCGCGCAAGCTGTAGGATCAGGATCTTTGCTTTTTTTGTCTTGGGTTTTTTCTGTGTAAGCCGTATCGAAGCTGACAACAATGACTTGGAACGGCGGCAAATGGCGGGTTCGTGGCCAGATATTGATCCATTCCCGTTTGATAATCCCGCCTTCTTCCGCATCCAGCAACTCACCCAGAAGCTCTTGCCGTCCAATCTTTGTCCCTTTGTATTGGTCCAAAGACTTGAAGAATGATTGTGGAAGGTTGGCTTCGTTGTCGTAGGTTGATCCACGAATCAACAATGAGTCAGGAAGAACCACCAGTTTGCGAACAAGAGGCACTGGCCGTGGCGTTGTGGTCCATATGACTTGAGGATGATCACCAAGGCGCATACCGAATTGCAGCATGTCCCACACTTCCTGTGGTTCTTCCCATGCCGCCAACTCGTCGCACCAAGCCCAGTGATGCTGCGGACCACGCAAACGGTCAGGCTCTGATGCGGAGAACGCTTGGATTGTAGACCCGTTGACCAGTGTCAGTTTCAGGTCTGATTTGTTGAAAGACCGTAACAGTTCCCGTGGCATTGTGTTGAGGATACCAGCTGGACCCTCGATGCAAACGGACTGTGCGTCATATCGTGTGGGGGCAATGATGGCCCCATAAGACTCAGGATTGCTCCATGCTTGCCACCAAGCCCACTCTGCACCCATGCGTGTTTTACCAAAACCGCGCCCTGCCATAACGCCACAGGTTGACCAGTCATGGTTTTCTTCAATGATCTGGTTTGGTCGCGCCTGTTGAAACCACTTCAACCGTGCAAGGATAGCAATCCGGCCATGTTCATCAAGGCCGGATACTTCTTTCTGAACGATCTTAATGGCTTCTTCAGGATCAATCTGCATCAGAAAGTAATAGGCTCTTTGGTCACTGTTTTCAATGCCGCCTGACCAAGCGGGGTATCAGCAAGCATACCAAGCTCTTCCATATACAGGGCAATCATGGCCTGTTCTTCTTTGATCTTTTCCTGATCTTTTTTGCGCAGCGCAACAATTTGCTTGATGATCTTGGCATCAAAGCCGCTCAGTTTGGACTCGGTATAAACGTCTTTGATGTCCTGAGCGATGGAAGCCTTTTCCTCTTCCAGCTTTTCAATACGTTCGACGTAAGACTTTAGTTGGTCATTTCCCATTTTTCTTTACCTTCTTGATTGGTGCTTTGTAAATACGGGCAACTGTCAAAGCCCGTTGGTCGTAGAACAAGACCGTATCCCCTGCGTTAAACTTCTTAATCACAGGAGCAGCTGATGGCGGGATAGCTGCTTCGATCAGCAGATCCTCGCCAGTATCATTGATCAGTTCGTAATTGATGGTTTGCATGTCCCCCGCCATATATACAAAAGTTACTCAAAGTTACTGCGGTTTAGGCGGTGTTGCTACCGGTTGTGATGGACCTCTTGCGGGAAAAGGAACCCCGGCAGCAACACCATAGCCGATAACCCGATTTCTATTCGCCACGGATCAGATCCAGTAGTCGGGGGGAGGCCAATCCCGTATTTGTAATTTAGCACTGCTAAAATTTTTATCAAGCACTTTATAAAAAAATGCCCCACATTTCTGTGAGGCAAGTTTGGGAGGAAAAACACGCAACATAGAAAAGGTAAACCAGCAAAGTTGGTTATGTCAATCCTCTTCTTCGTCCACAAAATCCGTAATTTCCAATGCCTCGTTGATCTGGTTGACCAAAGCATTGCTGGCAGGGATCTCACTGAAGGGCCGGATGACAGATAGCTGATGGCGCAGACTGGCCAGAGCTTTACGGGCATGTTCCAGTTTTTCTTTAATGGTCATTGTCTCTTCCGTCATTTGGGTCTGTCAAAGCAATCCAGTCAGTTGCGTAAACAACACCTGTTGCCAAAGAATTTACAAAATTGCCACCAGTCCGAGTCCGTCTAAAGTGGGCTATCTTGTATTTGTTCTTCAATGCTCTTTCATCATAAACAAGGATTTGCGTTCCGTCCTTTGGTGCAGTTTCAATCGGTTGCCACCCCATCAATCGCAACCGTTCAATTTCGGTGGCGGCATCTTCATGCAGTTCGTGAGTGCTTTCTTCGGGCGACAAACGCCGCAACCGTTTAACAATGTCCATCACTCACCTCAAATTCTTTCCATTGCTGTTCTGGCGTCCATTCCTGCAACACACTCCCGTCAACACCATCAGGGTCAATCAACACCCCAACAATCTTATGAACTTTTATAAGTCTATGCTTTTCCCAAACTTTCAATCTTTTTAGCTGGTGTTCTACAATTTGAACAATGCGCGAATAAGTCATCCCATGTTTCTGCGCAAGAGCCTTCCTCGTCATATCGCCACTCAAATACGCTATGATAATAGACCTGTCCCTTTCAGCAAACCGTTTAGCGAGCATCACTCCCTCCACGTTCCATTGAAATTCGGAGTCTTGTAAACCGTAGTCCGCAATCTCCCATAGGTATAACGCACATGGCACACAGCGTTACTAACGACCTCGTGCATAAACGCCTGATCAATCGCGGCCTGTTTCAAACCAAACCAATCCTTAACGTCGCCCTTAAACACAGTTGCCGCACCATCCCCATACAACTCACCACTGTCATCCCGCTTATATACCGTAAGTGTAAATGAAATCTTTTTTGTCATATTGCCCTCAATGTTGGATATTAGCCGCACTTGTTGGATTATGCACAGGTTTTAGGGAATGTAAATCAAAAGTTTGAAAAAAATGGGGGGTGGTCTGCATGTTGTGGGTCCAACCGAAGGTTGGGGGTGACGGCTCCGGCAGAGCCGACGGCTGGCAACGGCAGAGCCGAAAGTGAGACGGAACGGAAGGGAGAGGAATGAAATAGGCTGGAAATGTCCTATTTTCCCCTCATTTTAGGACGTTCTGACCGTTTATGCCTCCGACATCTCGCTCGCCAGCAGCGTGATGGTGGGCTTTTCCCTCTGTCGGGCTAGGTCTGCAAGGACTTGCAAGGCTTTCCCCAGCTCACTCTCGACACGCAGAGGCTGCACTGGGTCTCCCTTTA